AATTGAAAATCATCAGCTCCTGCAATTTTAATATCTATTTGATCATCTGTATCTGCTGTAATGTCTGTATCACCATCAGCATCTAAAGTTAATGTTGCACCATTTAAATCAACGGCACCTACACCACCAATATTTGAATCAACCAGATTTGGATTAGTACCATCATCAGCAGTAGCATAAAGAAGTTTTGTTCCTTTATCAGAAGTTCCCCAAGTAACACTTGATCCTGAACCAGAAACATATTTAAATTGAACAGTATAAGCACCTGATGTATTGTTTTTAACAATATACATTTGCTGAACATCTAAAGGAATAGTTACAACCTGATTTCCAGTAATGGTTCCTGTAAATTCTATAATTCTATGTGCAAGAACAGCGCCAGCTGATCCATCGGAAACGGATAAAGTTGTAGTTTGTGCTCCACCTGCTATTGATTGTGCAGTATACCCACCAACCATCTGTTCGATGATTTGTAAATTGGTATTAGTAGTTGTCCCCCATGTACCGGCGTTCTCGCCGGTTGTCATTAACTCTGTACCAAGACCTGTAAAACTTGATGCCATATTCCTCCTACGCGCTTCCTACAAATACTTCTACATCAACAGAATCAGTATTTGCGGTTGCTGTGATATCTACTAAATCATTTAATGATACTGTAATTGCAGAACCAGCTGCATGCATAGTATCTTTAACTCCACCACTATTATCACCAGGATATATAAACGAGTGACCAGCGTCTACCTTCATACAAAACTCTGTACTGTCTTCATCTCTAAATGTTAATGTAAGGTGATTCGTTGAATCTAAATTTGTAATTCTAATGTATCTAACATCATCTTCATCGAATTGACCTGCTAGATAACTTTTTGATAAATCTGTTGAAGAAGCTGTAGCAAAACCTAACAACCCTGTTTCTGTTGTTGAAATGGTTACTATTCTTTTAGCAATTTCATTAACACTTGAAATATCCAGAGATCTTTCGCTGTTATAACTATTATTGTTAAGTGTGATTTCTTCTATTACTTTAGTTGTTAGTGTTGCCATTATTTTTTACCTTGTTTCTTGAGCTTTTTTACAATTTCAGCTGGAAAAGAAAGAAATGTACCACGAGGTATTTTCCTCGTTTTTTTTGAAATTGCTGCTTTAGAAAACTTTTTAATTACTCCCATTCCTTTAGTTATTATTGTCATATTTTAATCCTTACGGTGTCTGTACGTTGAGAGGTATGCGTGGTTCACCATCCGTATAATCATCTCTTCTACGTCTACCTACTTGTTCTTGACCAAACTTCTGTACTTCAGCTTGATACTTTTGTTCATATAATTGTAACATATCCATAGGACCTTTTAAATAGCTAAATGCTTCTACCAAGCAAGTATATAAAAGTCCATTTCCAAAATTCGTACTGATATAAGTTGTAGTATTTGCTGAACTCAATCCTAGAGGTCTAGCATTATAATGCATTTTATACATAAATGCTGAACTTGGAGTAGGAACAATTGTTATTCTACCTGATGAAGTCGCACCAATTCCAGTGGCACCACCATCAGACATAGCATAATATTTAGGTGTTCCAGTAGTAGTTTCAGCTGCATCATACTCTCTTAAATAACTAATATCTTTCTTCTCAAGCCAACTGTTAGCCCCTGTTGCAGCTGTAGTTGAAGTATAAACCTGTACTCCTCTTACAAATAATGTTCCTGCAGGAACATGGACATTGTCTTTTGAAGCTACTAAATTTCCAATCATTTCTCTTCTATCAGCATCAATTGGAACATCTCTAAAAATTCTAAGTTCTGAATTATCTATAAATTGATCCGTAATAGTACTAGATAATACAGAAGTTCCAACTTCTGTATAATTTTGAATTGCTGTTGTAAGTGTTGAATATGTAAATCCTGCCATTATGCACTAAGGGTTGCTGGTCCTACTGAGACTGGAAACCCTCCTCCTTTCACGTCACCTGCTGTTGCAGTGTTTGTATCAACTGTAAAATAAAACCAATTATCTGTTTTATCTGTGTCTCTACTCCCACTGACATACTTACCTGTAGTAATAGCATACCCTGCTGATTTTGCAATATTGGACCCAGATATACCATCAAAGCTTAATGGATCATTGTAATTCCCTGAAGTTGATGAAGCACCTCTAAATCTATAAGTTGTTCCATTTGTCAAACCATGATCTGGTGAATAAACATTTATAATTCCTGAACCTGATGCATATGTTGTAAATGGATTATGTGGCAATAATCTTGCAGTAGCATTTTCAGTTCTAGCACGTCTTGCATCTCTTAAAGCTTCTGCATCTCCACCACGTGGTTTTGGTTCCAATTGAGGTTGTTTTGGTTCATATTCAGAAATATGAACTAACATTCCATTCCACTCTTTAACCATTTCATTATATGGAAAAGCCATTCCCGATCTATCTGATATTGCTTGTGCGTATTTTCCTCTTGCGTATGCCATTATATATTAGGGTAATAATTCTTCGGAGTTATATAAGTGCTTGCTGCAGATCCGTCTTCTGACAGGGCACGTGCCAATTCGTCTTCATAATAAAGTTTTAATTCTTGTGATCTTTGTGGTGAAAATTTTTGTGATAAATAAAAAGATAATCCAGAAGTCAAACAAGGCATAAATCTATAAGGAGCATTTGATGCATCTGTATATGTTGCATCAAAATCTTCTAATCTTTTAACATAAAAAATATGCATATCTTTAGAAGCTGCTGTTGAGTCTGGTGTTGGGTAAACTGTAATGGTAGTTTTATCTATAAATCTTTGAACCCAATATTGAGAAGGAGTTCCTTTAGATAACTTACTTGCAAGAGCAGAATAAGTTGATCTAGAAACCTTAGTCATTGCAGCATCAGATTGAGTTGTCTCTGTTCTATTTTGTCTGTATGTTGCTTCTAATACATCAGCCATTCCATAAACACTTGATGAAGCATTTGTTGTAGAACTTGTACCATCACTACTTGCTCTATAGAAAGTATATTCGGCTTGTCCTTCAATTAAATCAATATTAGTTTCAGCTACTTGCCAATAATGTAAACCTCTATTACCCCATTCTTGAAACAAAAGATTTAAAGATCGTCTAGCTGTTTTTAATTGATAACCACTTACTGCTGAAATACCAATCCGCTCATAAGCTTCTGATATTATTTCATCAACAGCAAATGTCTTGTCGAACGTTACTGTTCCAGAAGTAGTATTAGCCATTTGCTACTCCTTATCCGTAATAAACGGTCACATGTGTTACTACTGCGTTGGTTACTTTCAAACTTGTGTCAGCTTTAATCCCTGTCCCTGGTAACATTATGCTTCCATGAGATGGAGTTTTGTGACTCGTAGTATTTGTAGCGGGTGTATTAACAACCCACATTGCGGTAGTATTATCATTCACTGTTATTGTTCCAACTCCAACATTCGTAGGTACAACCCATGAAAGTCCTAAAACTCTAGCTGGACCATTAAAGATTGTAGTAGTCGTAGCAGTTGTAATATTAACTGTTTTTATATCCGTTGAATATGTACTCATAACTTATTCTCCTAATCTAGATTACTAGATGGGGCCGAAGCCCCGCTCTAATTTAAATTTATTTAATATTAAAATACTGTGTATTCTAATAAGACTGTAAATCTACCAGCTGTGATGTCTGCGTTAACTGCTGTTGTGCTAAATGCATATAAATATTTACTTGCAATAGCGGCTGTCACATTTGGTACGAAAATGTGATAGTTCCCAGCTGAATTGTTAAGGTTAACATCAATTTCAGTTATAGATTGTGTTGCACTAAGTTGTGAATTAAACGAAGTAACTCCTGCACCAACAATTTCTGTTCCTGATGAAACAGCTGAGTTAGTCGCTGTTCCTGATGTAGCACTTAATGATAATCCACCAACAAGTGTTTGACCTGCTGCCGTTGTAATACCAATTAGTGCTTTATCTATAAAGAACTTAGTTGCTGCGACATGACCCGAAGGTACTGTCGTATCTAAAGTTCCTAATTCTACAAGAACGTCACCGTCCCCGTAAGCTGTAGTTGCTGCGTTTGTTGAAGCTAAAGTTCCTGCAAAAGATTGGAATTTTTTAACTCCCATCCAGTTTTGAGAAGCGTTAGCTTTTAGTGCACCTGTTAAGGTTGATACACCTGTAACAGCTAAAGTGCTTGAAGTACAGACTGCACCTGCACAACTAACTGTAAATTTGTCAGTGTATGCTCCAGTAGCAGCTGCTTTTGCTGAAACCTTAAGACCGGATTCCGCTCTTACTGTTCCTGAAAAGGTTGTGTTTGCCATAATATTCCTCCTAGAATATTTAAATGTAGTCCCTAGGGGATGTCGACTATACGCGTCTACATTTAAGTTTTTTTAAATTTGTATAGTGATAAATTTATATGTTATTTTTTGATTGAGTGCAAGGTATCCTTAGGAAAAAAAGTGATTTTTGATAGCGCTTAAGTGGCTATCGAAACTTGAGCCTTGGATTCATCTACTTTATTAAGGCGAGTAGATTCTTCGAACTCTTTGGCAATGATCTCTTTAACAATCTCCTGAATTTTTTTGTCAATGTAGGACATATTAATATTATACTTGCCCTCCTTCAGGTACTCCTGTTGCCACTCTAACTCCAAGGACCGTTTTGTAGTGTATAGGTCTTGTGTCATATATAACCTCCTCATAGGTTATTCTCCGGGTATCTCGGTACATTCCCGTTGATTCCCACTTTATAGACTTTTCTCCTAGCTTGTCAAGGATAGAATCTTCAAGAGATTTGGGATTATCTTCAGCTAAAACTTCAAATTTAGCGTGATAATCATAAGCCCAAATATTTACGAGGAATTTTTTCATTTTCTCTTTCTATTTTTAAAATGTGGCGGAACTATGTCCCGCCACATTAATTTAGTGATTACGCACCTGGTGAGCCAAATATTCCACGCCAGTCAGACCAGCCGAAGCTGTATCTTTCTCTTGCTTTATATCTAACATTACCAGTGTCAAAATCGCCTTCCATAGCAGTTTTGATTGGTGCTCTAACAAAGTGTTTCAATCCATTAGGAACATCAGTTTTAATGAACCAAGCATCTGTATCAGTTAAGTAATGATTCACGGCATAGCCTTGAGGAATCATTCCCATAGATACAACTGCGTTGATATCATTATCAGCTGTTCCAACTCTTTGTGTAGACTTCATAAGTCTCTCTGCAGTAAATTGCAAAGCAGAAGGAAGAATTAATTTCATTCCTTTAGCCGCAATTTTAAGACCTCTCTCATCAGTTAGCGCAGCAATATCAATTAATGCTTGCTCTAAAGATGTTTCATTTAAGTCAGCAGCAGTCGATAATTCGTTCTGCTCTGTTCCAGAAATGATTGAGTGATCAGTTGCGCAAAGTTCTTTACTGTCTCCACCAGTGTATGAACTGTTGAATGCTCTGTTAAGAACATTAGCCGCTTCAACTTGTTTCGCATTAGCCATAGATCTAGCTAGTGCTTTTGTATATCTAGACGAAAGTCTATCATACAAATTGTCCTCAATCGCTTCTTCAGTGATTGAGAAAGCTAAAGCATGTGTTTTGTGCGTATAACGAGCCGTGAAAGTCTCTTGTGCCGCGTCGTAGTTGACACCTTGACCTTCAGGTTTAGTTGCAGCACTTCCGAATCCGGATAACATTACTTCTTCTTCAAAAGCTCTGTCTGAGTTTTCCTTATCGAAAATTGCTTCGTGCTCGCTTGCATAGTTTTTATATTCCAGACCAAACAGGGCGTTTAAACCTGGCTCTAGTTCTTTAACTAGTTGATTACGTGATATAGCCATAATTTAGATTCCTGTAGTTGTCATATAGAAGTGTTCTGCAATAAGCACACGCCAATTCACATTAGCTGCGGTTACGTCATTGTTATCAGGGTCTAATGAAAGTCCGATTATTCTACAAACAGCAGTAGTTGTACTTTGAGTGTCAACTAATTCTACCTGTGATAAATAATCAGGAGCTGCGCCTGCAGCATATGTTGCCAAATCTGCATTCGATCCAACGTCGCCTTGTGCGTGAGCACCAGAACCAGCTGATTGGATTTCAAAAACCGTGAAAGGGTCATCATTAACAAAACCAACAATATCGGTAGCAGAGTTTGAGGCTGCTAGCCATCTTGAGAAAGTTGGTTTGCTAGTAGTAGCATCTGTATAGAAAACTCCATTGATTGCACCGACTAAAGTATTAGTAGCTGCTGCAACGCCAATTGTACCAGTACAAAGCATTTTTACTGGATCGTTTTGGTATATTGCCGAAGCACAAGCTGCAATACTATATTCAGTTGTTCCGCCGGAATCTCTATTGCCACTAAGTTTTCCTACCGGTCTTAGACCGAAAGGAGCATCTTGATTAGCCATAGTTTTTTCTCCTATTGTTCATCCGAAGATGAACGGGTTAATTTAAATCGTTGGTTAGGAATTGCTAATAAATTAGTTCTTCTTTGTTCCACCGAAGGTTACACGAGTCTGCCTCTCTTGATTGATTGGCATACTTGGGTGCTCTTCCTTCATAAGATCTTGTTCAATCGCGTCTTCTTTGTCTTGCGTCATTCTATTAAAATACGCTTCGCGTGATTTAACAATTTCGTTCGGTATCCTTGCGAGCAAAAGGCCTCCAACTCCGATCACTCCCTTGTATTTGCCTTCGTTGATAACAGGGTAATCCGATCCTAGATATGCATCAGCTCTTACGAGCTCGTATCCTGATCGAATTTTTCCGGCCATGTTTTTCGTATCATCAAAACCCATAGTCTCGGCCCTTATCCACCTCTGATGATATCCATCAGGGCAAGGGGGTGCATCTAAAGATGAGGGTGGAGTCCAAACTTTTTTTCGAGATGTTTTTTCTCTTGTTTGACTCGCACGAGAAGTTTTTTTATCGTCTGTTTGCATATGCTTATACTCCTTCTGTGATTTTTAATTGTTTTGCATAATCTTCAAGTGGCACACCTAATTTTTTAGCAATTGCTACCTGTGAAGATGTGAGTCTCACAGTTGTGCGACCAGGTTTAACACTTCGCGTAGCAGATGCTACTGTTTGTGTCGGTTTAGTCGTTCCTTCCGATAATTCTTTTCTAGCAAATTTATGGGGGAAGTCAAGCTTTATACGCTTGTCTATCTCAATATAATATTCTTCTGAATTAGGATCAAATCCCTCTTCATCAACTAGTTTTTTGTGTAAATCGAAAGCCGTATAAGTCATAGCAGAATCTTTTCCGAACCACTCATTTCGGTCTGCCCATGCCTCTGCCTTTGGATCAGCTGGAGGAGGAGTTTGAATTGCTTGATCTAAAGTTGGCGTTTGAACTACCTTTTCTTTAGCTTGCCTTTCATAACTACTTCTTAAACTGTTAACTCTAGCTTCTTCAACACCAAGTTTTGCAATTTCTTTTTGCACTTCAACTTCAGTCTTAATGTCTCCTGCTTCTCTTGCTGCAGCAAGTTTACTTTGCGCTGCCTCAAGTCCAGAGATAACTTTATTTTTCATTGCATCAACATAACCAGGCTCAAGACTACTTATTCTATTTTTTAATTTTGAAAGTTCTACTTGACCACCTCTGGCATAATCTATAGCGGCTTCTTTTTGTCTTTCCGCTTCACGCCATTTTTTAGTTAGTTTAGCAATTCTTTTTTGAACTCCTTCACTATATTCTTTTAGTTCATCTTGTTTCTCGTCACTCGTTTCTTTTTTCTCTTCTACTTTTTCTTCTTCCTTTTTACCTTGTTCTTCATCGTCCTTGCGATCTCGAACATCAGACTGCTTATCAGATTTCTCCAATGTATCATCGGACTTAGTATCGTCCGTACTATCAGTTTTTGCATTTGTTTCCTCCTGTTCAACTAATGTTACTTTTTCTTCTGCAATTTCAATATCTGCACCAGGACCTGATGTGTCTATATCAACTGTTTTTTCTTGTTTATCTATTGGCATAGTCTCCTCCTATGTTAAATGTTATGCAACACAGCTTCGGGACTTTTAATTGTACCCAAAACCTCGTCGTCGTTTAATAAACGGACTTCTCCGCCTTCTATTGGTAATCTTGATCCTGCATAACGAGCAAAAATTACCCAATCTCCTTGTTTACACCAAGGACCTGTTGGATATTTTTCTTTGTCATAATAAGCTAAAGGTCCAACTTTTAAAACGTAACCGCAATTAGTTGCGATACGTAATTTGTCTAATGATTCTTGTGCAATTAAAATTCCACCTTTAGTTTTCTCTTTTGGTGTAAAAGGTAAAACTAAAAGTCTCCAACCTGATGGTTCAGGTAATTGT